GAGTGCGGCCCGTAAACAGTGGCGTTATCCCCGAAGTTCTGCGACCGCCACGACACACCCCGCTTGAAAGGTTTGCAATACCCCATCAAGACCCACCCCTAGTCGTCGTAGTTGGGTCAACAGCCGGTGGCGCAGCGTTAGCAGCCCGCCAATACCGGAGCTGCTTACTGATGATCGTGTAGCCGTTCCAGCCAATTGCCAGGGCGACGAGCCCTAGCATCGTGTCCTTCACCCAGTCAGGCTGCGGACCAACGAGCCTTTGCACCATGAAGAACCCGGCCAGTAGGGCCAGCGCCGAAAACAGGATGAAGTACGCCTTGCCTGCACGGGTCGTCCACCATGGGGCCACGATGCTATACGCGCCCAAGGTGAACACGGTAAGCACGAAAATCACGAAGATCAGGATGCCGGTCATTGCTTACTCCAGTTGAGGTTTTCGAGCGACTGCCCAAAGTGGTTACGTTGACGGATCTGCCGCAGCGTCTCCGCAAGAGTGACAGCCTCGGCGTGCACATTGTTAGCGCTTTCCAACTGCCGATCCGCGTACTCTGACGCCTGCAACGCCTCCACCAGTTCAGGTGTCGGCTGGCGCTTCTTCCAACGGCCCCATATCACTTGTCCACCCCCGCTTTTTCCTGGATGGTGTTCATGACCTTCTCGACCGTTTTACCCACACCCTCCGCAAGGACATGGATCGTCTCCGCCTGCTTGTCAATGGTCGCTTGTTTCTTCTCGGCAGCGTCCCGCCAGTATTTGACGGTTTCCTGCTCGGCGCGGACCCTGCCAATGGGTACGATCCGTTCGAAATACAGCAGCAACACCAGCAGGATGTACAACCCTGCTGGTGTCAGCGTCTCGATACTCGGTAATGGGAACCCGTCTACCGTCATTAGACCGCGCTCGTCTGGTATGTCATGGCTATCTCCATGTAGTTGCCGATAGCTCCCGTGAGTCCTGCTTCACCAGGGGTTTTCACGGGGGTTCCACCAACCCACACTGAAGCGGTCGTTGAGTTCGACGCGAACACCACAAGGGAACTAATGATGCCGCCAGCCGTCACATGGAACCCTGTACCGAGAGTGACGTTCTCAACACCCGCGATGGGGTAGCCGGCGGGAAGCGGGCAGAACACGGCGCCGGTCCCCATCGCCCCCGCGTCGGACAGTGCCGAGTCGCCGAACTTGGCTTTAGCCCTGACCGTGACCTGATCCCCGCGGACCCAGTACGTTCCGGTCAGCGAGCCACCAGACCCGAAGTCTGCGACACCGGACCAGATCGGGGTGTACGCGATGCCGCGTTCCGAAACCCAGCCGGAACCGTCCCAGTATTCGAGGGTTCCGCGGAAGTCCATCCGCCGCACCGTCATGCCCACGAACTTGTCCGTCAGCGCGTCACGCTGGGCTTGTGTCGTGACGGGGATGATGACGTTTGATGTGAGCCCAAGGTTAGCGAGGTCGTCCGTGAGGTTATACGGGTCCGAGTTCGTGGGAACCTCTACACCGTTTTGAAGAATCTGCATTACACTGTCCAATCCAGGATGAGTTTTCCGGCTTCGGGGTCGTCTAGTCGGGAGATGAAACCTGCGTAAGGGTCGCCCGCAATGCTGATCCCGCCACCTGCCGCGAGTGCGGGGAAGAACGACGTGGGGAGGTCCACGTAGCCGCCCTGCCAACCAGCCGGGATGCTGATGTCATGCGGGCCTGTCACCCTTGCCACATCACCGGCCGGACGTGAACCCGACGTGTGGGCGTAGAAGTGAATCATCGCCGCGGCGTTGTTCGAGCCGACAGCCAGGCGTGCGGGGACTTTAAACTGGATCCTCGTCGCCGTCTTACCAGCAAGCTCGGGACGGGCCGCACCGTAAAACCAAGAACCCGTGAGCGTGTAACCGCCCCAGGAGCCGGTGTATACGTCCTCGCCGCCGTTCGTGGACCCAGCCCAGCGCCCCCAGCCGCCTACGCCCCACGTGTCGGAAGCGGTCGCGGTGAGGACCGTTGACCCGTTACCAGCCGTCGGCGGTGGTGGGGGCGCAGTGGCCGGCGGGGGAGGCGCTGCAATCGCACCAATCCGGCCTAGAATCGTCGGCTTGTCCGCGTCCCACGCAAGATAAACCGGGTCGCCAGGGTTGTACTCGCCTATGAACTGATCCGTCCTGTACGTGACCCCGTCCTCGCCCACGAAAACTATCTCCGTCGCCGGCCCGCCTGGGATAACCTCCGACGCGGTCCCGGTCCCCGGCTTGGGCTGGTCAACGTACGCGCACATCACGAGCGCCGTTGACTGCCCTTGCCCGTCGTTCGTGATGTCAACCACGATAGGCAACCCCTGCTGCGGCCGTACCTCGGCGTTCCAACGCGCCGTCAACAGCGAGTCGCCGATCTTCGCGTACCAGAGCCCGCCCGCATAATGCGCGACCCCATACGTCCGCCGCGTACTACCCCCAGGGATCGCCGCCATAGTGTGTTTCAAACCAGCCACACGGGCCTCCTAGGGCATAGAAAAACCCCGCACCGCCCGGTACGGGGTCAAGCAAACAACAGGTGCTTAGGCGGGCAACTCGTCCCATTCAAGGGCCGGCAGGCTGCCCCAGTTGCCGGGCATCCGATCCCACGTAAGTTCGGGCATCTCGCCCGTCAGGTTCACAGCCCAGTCAGTACGACCAAGCGCCGCCGAAACATCAGCGTAGGAACACGAAACCGTCAACGACGTACCACCCGGCACCGTCGAACCAGACCGGCGGATCGAACTAATCGCCCCAGGGAAATACGCCACATGCCCGCCCCCGACAGGGCAACCAACCCGGACCCGGTCGCCGGCCTGCAACTCAGGGCGCGGCGGAACCTCAACACTCAACTCCACCGCAAGGCCCGCCAGGAAATCCGCCCGCAACTGCCGCGCATACGCTGCCGCCGAATCATACGAATCAACCATCTCCGACGAGTAGAAGAACGGCACCCGACCATGCGGGCCGCCCCACCTGAGCGGACCCGCACTGATCTGCACCTCAGCCCGCACCGGCTGGCCCGAATCCTTGTCCTTGCCCTCAACAACCCACCGGTTATACAAACCATCAACCGACTGCTTACGAGACACGGACACCAACGACGCGCCAGGTTCCACCGTCAACACCGGCTCCGACACCAGCGGGTACACATGACACTCGCCATCGCCGCCCATCCGGTACCGGGCAGACACCAACGCCAGCATGTCCTGACACGCTTCCAACCGCTCCCGATCCCACACCGTCTTACTGGAGATCCCGCGGTCCGTAACACCAGGATCAACAACAACCGGGAAATGCTCAGCAGTCAACCGGGCAAACTCACCCAACACCGTCGAATGCGGCGCCGGGGACTGCGGCGACTCAAACCGGTCCTGATCAACCCCATACGTCAGGTCCACAGCCTCCAACCGCACCCGCCCGCTCGTCACATACACCCGGCGTTCATGCGGCGCTTCAACACCGTCCGGGACCATCAGCCCGTACTCGTTGATGACCCGCGAATCGACGACCTCTTCCGGCTCGTTCGACGTCACCCGGAACCAACCAAAGTTCACAGCCCCGGCGCCGCCGACACGGTAAACAACCTGCAACCGTGTGCCCGCGGCTGAGAGCGGGTCATCGAACCGCCACGCCCCAAGAGTCCCGTCCGGATCAGCAACCGTCAGACTAAGCCGCTGCCCGACCTTCACACTGTCCCCGGCCTCATCCTGCGCCGACCAATCAACAACCTGCAACGGCTCGCCAACAAGCAGGCTGCCATCACGCCACGCCCACACCACCAACGAATCAGCCGGGCGCGAACCCTCCAAAGCCTGAAGTGTCGCCTCATCAATCAGCCGCACAACTCAGCCCCCAATCGGGTTCTTCAAATCATCCAAATACGACTTGCCCGCCATAAGATCCTGCTTCTGCTGATACGTGTCCATCAACAACTGCACATCCCCATAACTGAACGTCGCCGTCAGCACCTTGATGGTCGGCGCCTGCACCACGTCAGACTTCAACTCCCACCGCGTCAGATTCCCGCCCCACGACACATCCACCGGCAACTGAACCGCCGCAGCATTCGCCAAGAACAAAGACCCCCGCAACGTCCGAGTACCCCAACCCGGCAAAGGCCGAAACAAGAGCTGCGCCGTGGACTGCAACAACTTCTCCAACCGGGCGTTCTGCTCAGCCGAACGCGTAGACACCGACGTATCAAGGCCCCGCTCAGCCATCCGCTGACCAAACAACGCCAACGGCTTGTTACTGCCCATAATGTTGAACACAGAAACGTCAGCCTCATACGCCAACTCCGAAAGAGCCTGCGAACGCAGATACGTCTCATCCGTGGCGTCACCAACCACAGGGACAGCGGTCTGCGGGATTAGCGGATCCATCAACCAGCCCGTAGCAGAATCAACCGTCACCGAACCTGACGTGACGCGAGCCGCCCCGCCAGGACCGCTGATGACCTCAACCTCGTACGTGATCGGCCGGCCCAGAGGCGCGTCCCAATCCACCAAAAACGCAGCATCATTCAAGGTTGTGCGGCGCGCACCACGGACAGGCTCACGCTCCCCATCCGCGGTACGCCACACCGACACCAAAGAATCACCAACACCAAGGCCCGTGACCGTCAACCCAACACGAGGACACGGCGCATCCACCAACGCCTCAACCGTTACAGCAACCATCAGCGACCCGCCCTCCTAAACTGCGACTGCGAATCAGCCGACTGGATCGCCGAACCCGCAAC